CCGAAGACATTCTTCACCTGTGAGGTAGACCATGGCAAACACAGTTCCCGACACACAGCTTGAGTTTGATCTAGGCGCGGACGAAAAACCGGCCGAGATCACGTTTGACGAGCCCGTTGACTCGTCTAAAGAGCAGATGGAGACTGCCAACAGGGCAGTAACCGAGTCCCAGCCCGAAAGAGAGCAGCGCGAAGAGCTTGACCACGTCAGTGAGGCGGTTCAAAAGCGCATCGCCAAGCTGACTGCCCGCATGCGGGAGTCTGAGCGCCGTGAGCAGGCTGCTTTGGAGTACGCCCGCGGTCTGCAGAGCCAAGCGCAAGAGCTTCAGCAGAAGCTGGTCCACACGGACTACAGCCGCCTGAACGAAGCGAAGACCCGCTTGGAGACGCAGCAGGCTACGCTGAAGGCCATCATCAAGAAGGCCCGCGAAGAGAACGACATCGACACCGAAACCGAGGCCACACAGCGTCTTTCTGAGCTGGTGATGGAGCAGCGTCAGGTGTCGGGTTGGATGCAGACGCAAGAGCAGCAGATTCGTCAGCCGCAGCCTGCTCCGCAGGTGCCTCAGCAGGCTCAAAGGGCTCAAGCAGCCCCGCCTGCCCCTTCTCCTCGTGCGGAGGAGTGGGCCGCTCGCAATACTTGGTTTGGCCAGGATCGCGTGCTGACCTACGGGGCCTGGGGCATCCATCAGACTCTCGTGGAAAACGAGGGATTTGACCCCACCAGCGACGAATACTATACTGAATTGGACCGCCGCCTTCGGGAGGAATTTCCGAAGCGGTTCCCGGATGAAAGTCCGCAACAAACCAACAGACAACAGCGTTCCGCGCCAGCTGTTGCCCCTGCTACCCGGAGTTCCGGAATCAATAGTGCGCGCCGTACTGTTCGGCTATCCCCGAGCCAAGTTGCTATCGCTAAGAAGCTGAATGTTCCTCTTGAGGAATATGCCAAGTACGTAAAGGAGTGAAATCATGAGCGAACCCAAAATCACCATCGACCGTGCCTCTCGCGCTTCTCGCGAAAAAGAATCACGTCGCCGCCCTTGGAAGCCTCCTTCACGTCTTGACGCCCCTCCCGCCCCTGAAGGTTTTCAGCATCGCTGGATTCGATCAGAGGTCAATGGGTTTGATGACCGGCAAAACATCTACGGACGTCTCCGCGAGGGCTACGAGCTAGTCCGACTGGAGGAGTTGCCCGAGGAATACCAAGGCATGCTGCCTACCATCGAAGATGGCAAGCACGCAGGCGTGGTTTCCGTAGGCGGCTTGATGCTGGCCCGCATTCCCCTTGAAACTGTCGAAGAGCGCAATGCTTACTTCGCCCAGAAGGCCCGGGATCAGTTGATTGCGGTCGATAACGAGATGCTGCGTGAGAACGCACACTCGTCAATGCGGATTCAGAGCCCCGAGCGGAGTTCGCGCACCACCTTCCGTAAGCCGGAGTAATCTGGCTAATCAATCTTTGGAGCTTACAAATGGCAAACGTCAATAAGCCCTTTGGATTGCGTCCTGTTGGCAACCTTTCTGCGACCGGTGCCCAAAAGCAATACGGTTATCAGATTCAGGCTGGCTACGCAACCGCAATCTACCAGGGTGACCTCGTGGTCGTCTATGACGGCTACATCATCAAGTACGACGCAGCTACGCACGCTGCCCCCACGGGCGTGTTCAACGGCGTGCAGTACAACGACCCCACTCGCGCTGACAAGCCGACCTGGAAGAACTATTACCCCGGTAATATCACTCCCAACATCGGCCAGATCGACTGCGAAGTGCTGGACGATCCGAGCCAACTGTTCCTGATCCAGGCTGCTGGCACGATCACCCAGGCCGACATCGGCAAGAACGCTGACCCGACTGCTGCTACCGCTGGTAGCAACATCACTGGCGTCTCTGCTGGCTCGCTGGGCACTCCCGCCAAGACGGCTGCACTGACCATGAAGATTGTTGGCTTGAGCAATCAAGCTGGCAACGAGCTTGGCCAGTATGCAGTGGTCGTTGTCAAACTCAATCAACATCAGTACGGTAGCGTCGGTGTTGCAGCGGATGGAGCACCCTAATCATGGCAATCACCCGTTCACAACTTGTTAAAGAGCTGGAGCCAGGTCTGAACGCTCTGTTCGGTCTGGAGTACAAGCGTTACGAGAACGAGCACGAGGAGATCTTCTCCATCGAGACTTCGGATCGTGCGTTTGAAGAGGAAGTCATGCTGACCGGCTTCGGTGCAGCTCCGGTGAAGACTGAAGGCGCTGGCGTCCAGTACGACAACGCAATCGAATCCTTCACTGCGCGCTACACCCACGAGACGATTGCCATGGCTTTCGCGCTGACCGAAGAGGCCGTTGAGGACAACCTCTACGACCGCTTGGCCGGCCGCTACACCAAGGCAATGGCTCGTTCGATGGCCCACACCAAGCAGGTTAAGGGCGCTGCGGTGCTGAACAACGGCTTCGACGCTGCCTTCCCGGGCGGTGACGGCGTTTCGCTGTTCGCTACCAACCACCCCACGGCTCTGTCGGCCAACTTCGCCAACCGTCCCACGGTCGGCGCGGACCTGAACGAGACGTCTCTGGAGCAGGGCATCATCGACATCGCCGCGTTCATCGACGAACGTGGCCTGAAGGTGGCGCTGACCGCACGCAAGTTGATCGTTCCGAAGGAGCTCCAGTTCACCGCTGAGCGCCTGATGAAGAGCACGCTGCGTACGGCCACGGCTGACAATGACATCAACGCGATCAAGTCCATGGGCCTGATCCCGGAGGGTTACTCTGTCAACCACTACCTGACCGACGTCAACGCTTGGTTCCTCATCACTGATGCCCCCAACGGCCTCAAGATGTTCGAGCGTTCGCCGATCAAGACCGCCTTTGAAGGCGACTTTGACACCGGCAACGTCCGTTACAAGGCTCGCGAGCGTTACAGCTTTGGCTGGAGCGACCCCCGCGGCGCCTACGGCTCTCCTGGCGCCTAATCAGCGTCGGAAACCAGGAAAGGGGGCCTTGTGCCCCCTTTCTTTTTGGCCTATATTCACCCCAGTCCCAAGATTTCCAACCTGCTTGCTGACCGGCTTGGCGGACTGACCTCACAGACAGCAAGCGCAATTTGAGGAGCCATCAATGGCACGGACTACCTTCACCGGCCCAGTCAAATCCAACAATGGTTTTGAGGGCAGCATCACCGGCGGCGTCACGGGCAACGTGACCGCTACCACGGGCACCTCGACGTTCAACAACGTCGAAATCACGGGCAATACGGGCATCGGCAACGCTGGCACCGACACCATCGGTTTCTACGGCGCCACCAAGATCGCTCGCCCGACGACGGCTGTGGCGTCTGCCACGGTGGTTGCAGGCACTGGCACTGCGGTCACCGAAGACTCCACGTTTGACGGCTACACCCTCGCCAAGGTTGTCAAAGCCCTGCGTAATCTCGGCTTGCTGACCTGATAAAGGAGGCCTGAAATGGGCTTTCAATATGACGTAAAAGCGAAAAACATGGTGGCCACCGGTGCCTCAGGCATCGGTACACCACGTGCTCGCGTCAAAGGGATCTACGCTGTCCTTGGCAACCTTGCCGGGTCCTTGTCATTTAGGGATGGCGGAGCGGCCGCCACCGAGCTGATCAAGCTCGACACCCCGGCCAACACCACGGGCAGCGGCTACCTTTACATCATCGTCCCAAATGATGGTGTTCGGTTTGAAGCGGATCCGTATGTGACCCTCACCAACGTCACCTCGGTGACGTTCTTCTACGGTTAAGGAGCCCAGTATGGGACGCGCAGCAAAAATGGCGATTGACCAGTACCAGGGCGAGGTTCAGCCCGGTGCTCAGAAGCAGGACATGAGCAAGGGCGGCCCGAAGCAGACGCCCCGCAAGGACTATCAGAAGCCTAGCGCCTCTGTGGCCCCTCGCGGCGTTGGCGAGGCCCGTAACAAACAGTGCAAGATGTACTGACGCATGGCCAAATCACCTGCTTGGCAGCGCAAGGAGGGCAAGAGCCCCAGCGGCGGCTTGAACGCCAAAGGGCGCGCCTCCTACAACCGCGCCAATCCTGGCAAACCGGGGCTGAAGGCTCCGCAGCCGGAGGGTGGGCCACGCAAAAAGTCATTCTGCGCCAGGATGTCCGGCATGAAGGCCAAGCTGACTAGCGAAAAGACGGCAAACGATCCTGATAGTCGTATCAACAAGAGTCTTCGGAAATGGAAGTGCTGATATGGAACATCGTGCTGTCGTTTGCGTCCGCGGCAGCACTGCTTTGGGTCAAGTCGATGCACGACGAGCTCAAGCGCGTGTCTATTTTGCTGAGCAAGACGCGGGAAGAGAACGCGGAGAAGTTTGTCACTCGGGCAGATGTCCACAGCGACATCAATCGGGTGCTTGTTCGGCTGGACAGGCTTGACGAAAAGTTGGATGCCTTTATAAAGGAGCAGCGCAGTGCCCTCGGCTAAGAAACCCGCGAAAGTGGAAAAGGTCATGCATGAGTTCAAGACCGGGGCACTGAAGTCCTCGTCTGGCCAGAAGGTGACCAATCGCAAACAAGCAGTGGCCATCGCCTTAAGCGAGGCCGGTATGTCCAAACCAGCCAAGAAAGGCGGCAAGAAATGATGAACGGCAACTACAAGAAGGGCGGCTTGGCCAAGCGTGGCCAGGGCATCGCCGTCAAGGGTTTCAAGGACGGCGGCATGGCCATGAAGGGCGTGCCCAAGGGCGGCAAGATCGCTGCCTCTGGCCCTGACATGGCTGGCCCCCAGGGAAAGACCATGAGCGAGCCGGTCAAGAAGGCTTCTACCGGTGACGTGGTGCAAGTCCGCGGCGTGGGCGCCGCTCGCGCTCGCAAGGCAACCATCTACTAAATCATGGCTACATCGGGCACGTCGAACTTCAACCTGGAGTTCGATGACATCATCACCGAAGCGTACGAACGCTGCGGCTATGAGAATCGGGACGGTTACGACATGAAGACCGCCCTGCGCTCGATCAACCTCATGTTTGCGGAGTGGGCCAACCGCGGCTTGAACCTGTGGACCATTGAGCAGCGGCAGATTCCGCTGGTTGTTGGTCAGTACGAGTACACGCTGCCGGACGACACGGTGGATGCTTTGTCCGCGGTCATCCGCACCAATGCGGGGACCTCGAACCAGCAGGACATCACCATCGACCGGATTGGCTACGCCGAGTACCTGCACGTTCCGAACAAAAACACGCGGTCCCGCCCAGCTCAGTACTTTGTGCAGCGCACGGCTCCGGCCAAGCTGTTCCTGTACCCGGCGCCGGATGCTACGACCACCTACGAGTTTCGGTATTACGTCATTCGTCGCATCCAGGACACTGGGGCGTACACGAACACGGCCGACATTTCGTTCCGGTTCCTGCCGTGCCTGATCGCGGGCCTTGCCTACTATCTGGCCATCAAGAAGGCCCCGGACCGCATCCAGATCCTCAAGTCGTTCTATGAAGAAGAATTCTTCCGGGCGGCTACGGAAGACCGTGAGCGGTCCAGCTACTTCGCCGTCCCGACTTACACGACGAGGTAGTCATGGGCGCGGGCTACGCATCAGGCAAGTTCGCGATTGCGCTGTGCGACCAGTGTGGCCAGCGATTCAAGCTCAACTCGCTGATCAAGGACTGGAGGGGCTTCAAGGTCTGCGACGAGTGCTATGAGCCTAAGCACCCGCAGCTTGAGCCCAAGCGGAACATTACTGAGCCGCAGGCCTTGTATCAGCCGCGTCCTGAAGCGAAAATGGCGGTCACGGTCTTCGTCGGGTTCACGGTGGACACGTCATTTGCCAGTATTGGCATGATGCCGATGCCGTACGCCAAGCCCTTGTGGGCAGACGCAATTCTTGGATCGGTTCAGACGAGCATCACATGAACTACGCTCAGCTTACAGCGGCAATCATTGCCTACACCGAGAACCAGGACACGTCATTTGCGGCGGAGATCCCGGTTTTCGTTCGTCAGGCTGAGCAGCGGATCTACAACACGGTCCAGATTGCCAACCTGCGCAAAAACGTGACTGGGGTGCTTTCTCCAGGCAACAAATACTTGTCGTGCCCGGGCGATTTCTTGTCCACGTACTCCTTGGCGGTGATTGATGCGCAGGGCAACTATACGTACCTGCAGAACAAGGACGTCAACTTCATTCGTCAGGTCTACCCTTCAGCCAGCTATACGGCGCTGCCTAAGTACTACGCCATCTTTGGGCCGACCACGACCAACGATCCTACCCCTGTTGTCACGGACGAGCTCAGCTTCATTCTGGGCCCTACGCCAAATGCAGCGTACGACGTAGAGCTGCACTATTACTACTACCCGGAGTCAATCACCACGGCTCCCGATGGTCAGACTTGGCTGGGCGACAACTTCGACTCGGCGCTTCTGTATGGCTCGCTTGTCGAGGCCTATACCTACATGAAGGGCGAGGCTGACATGATGGCGCTGTACAACCAGAAGTACCTGGAGGCCATGGCACTCTTGAAGAACCTGGGCGATGCCAAGCAGCGTGGGGATGCCTATCGCGATGGGCAAGTCAAGCTGAAGGTGCAGTGACATGATTACCGCAGGCTTGACCAACAGCTTCAAAGAGCAGCTTCTTCTGGGTCAGCATGACCTTGAGACGGACACGCTCAAGATTGCGCTTTACACCTCCTCAGCGGTGCTGGGCCCCGGAACCACGGTGTATACGACCCTTGGGGAAGTCTCCAGTCCTGGATACACTGCCGGGGGCGAGATTTTGGTGAATGTGACCGTGTCGTTGTCCGGCGCCGTGGCGTATGCCTCGTTTGACAACCCGACGTGGATTGCTACCACTTTTGCTCCCCGCGGGGCGCTGATCTACAACTTTTCCAAGGGAAACAAGTCGATTGGGGTTTTGAACTTCGGGATTGACCAGACGACATTGAGCCAGAATTTCCAAATTCAGCTCGCTCCCAATAATCCCGACACTGCCCTCATCCGCATCATTTAAGGAGCGATCATGCTGAACGACAAAGCAAATACTTCGGACGCTGTGTCTGCCGGTCTTGTGGCCAAAACAGGTTTCTCTTCGGGTGCTTCGGGCGGCGGCGTTTTCCACGTTCAGTGCTTCGACAAGGACGGCAACCTGAAGTGGGAAGACCAGATGCACAACTTGGTGGTCAACCAAGGTTTGCAGGACATGAACACTCAGTATTTCAAGGGCAGCACTTACACGGCTGGATTCTTCCTTGGTCTGG